GGTAGTGCTTTGCTTTATACCTTGATTAAACTGTTTATTATCTAACTCTAATGCTACTTTAATGTCTTTTGCCATTATATTCTCTTTATAAGTTTATCCACATTCTTATCCATAAACTCTATAGTAGGTTCTGTAAAACCTTTTGGTGCCTGTTTACTCCAACCACTATCTAATCTACCTGCGTAAGGATAGTTACTTTGAATCTTATTTCCACGTAACTTTGTTTTATTACGGGCATTACCACTCTGTATTGGAGTGTTGGCTTTGAGTTCTGTTTCAGCATTCTTTAACAACTGATCGGGGACTTGTTTAAGTTTTCCCATTCTTTTGTTGAATACTCTGCTGTCTATTTTCATGATTCTCTTTTGCCTTTTCTGCCGTTTGTTTTAGTGCGTCCATATCATACATATTTGTATCTATACTTCCGCCTTCTTTGTCTCTTTGATACTTTTCATATGTAAGTGCTACGTCCATAACACTCAAATCAAAACTATCACCTTTACGCAACACTTCGCTGGGTAACTTGCTGTATCTTGTAGCAAGTGTATCCAACATTAGGATAAAGTTTGTATCACTATCCCCCGGCCTAACAATGTGGTTAGTTACTTCCCCAAATGTTCACTTACCTTTGCCATTGTTTCTACTAAAACATCAAATGGTAACTGCCTATCTTCGTCCATAACTTTATTGCCCTCTTCATCGAGGATTAAGTCTTTCATTAGGTTGGCTACATCGGCAAAGTTTTCTTTTTCAGCATTTGCTAATCTTCCAAAAACTTCGAGGGGTTGTCTGTCATATATGTAAAACTCTAATGGCTCTCCATATACTGACACTATTTCTTCTTTATCTAAAACTATTTTGTTTAGTTTTGGTTTTGTTGCTATTTCACTTAGTTTCATTCTGTATATCTCCTTGAGTTAAGTGGTTTAAAGCACTTAAACAGAAACTTAATCTGTTATTTGCTTTCTCTAAATCTTTTTGGGCACAACGAAGTTCGTTTTTAGTCTTCGCTGTCTCCTCCATCATGCTCTTCAGTATCTCTGCTGTCGAGTGATCCTTCCATATCTTCATGTCCTTTCTCCTGTATATCTACAACTGTATTTATTGTTTTTTTGCTTTTTGACTTTGGTTTCGCACCGCTATCCGGCAAGTCTAAGCCGTGTTGTTTTGCTAAATCATCTATACTATGTTCACTGCCGTCAGCAAGAGTAACCATACGGTCTTCTCTACCTGTCCACACATCGTTCTTGTATAGTCTTAACCATTTATGTTCCATTACTGAACTCCTGTATAAAGTGTGCTACCCATTGCTGAGTAGCACTAAGTTTTTTAACGTGGTGTTATTAGTTATTAACTAATCGCTCCCTCTGTTAACTCTCCATTTACTTCGATAGTTACTGGTGTTACCCATAAAGGTGACCCCGGATTTACTGTAGGTGTTAACCCAGTAATAAACCCTGTTCCATCGATGTATTTGTTTCCTGTGACAGTAATACCTTCGAAATATATTCTAAAGTCGATTTCTGTCTTTTCATTACTTGTTCCAAATAATCCTTTTTCGATGATTGGACTTGTGCCACTACCTGTTCCAAAGAACTGGTCTTCATCGATAACAAGATTTAAGGCAACACTATTTGTTGCTACAGTTGTTACAACCTTTTCACTTTGAGTGTCAAGACAACTATACCTAAATGTTCCTTGTGTATTTGTTAAAGAAATGTCGTTGAGATTTAACAAAGTAAGTGATGTAGAGGCACTATAACTACTGCCTTTATCACTAATAACAACAGTTGCTTCAACTGTTGATCCACTTACATTTATTACGCCCATTGGGTTCTCCTTTTCTTATATTGTTACAAACCTATACTCAAAAGTATAAGTTAAAATATCGCTTTCTATTTCAGTAGTGGTCTCACATTCTCTTACGAAAACATTTGCCACACTACTTTTGGCATTTTGAATACTTGCGATACGAGTATCCAAATCGGCCGGGGGATTTTTAGCATCTACACTAACATAAGCATTAATCGTAGTTTCTTTTTGATCTACACTACCATTATCTAAAAACTGTTGGTTTTGCGTGATAGTTTCATTATCTTGATCTAAATACAAAGTTTTCATATTTTTGATGTTGAGTGTGTCACTACCAGCAGTATAAGGTAACTCAGTGCTAACACTTATGTTACCAGTTGCCAAGTTTGTTTGTAGATTAGTTAGTAATGTTGATCTATACGCCATTATCTTACTCTTGTAATATTTCTTTTGCTACGAGTTCTACGGTTAGTTCTAAATGATACCATTTTATCATCAGCATCTAAGCCATCTCCCTCTGCGTCATACCAATCCATCATGTCCAATAGTTCGTTGAATAAATCTTCAAACTTAGAACTGTAATAACTGATTTTTTGGACTTCACTGTTAAGATCATCTCCAAAATCTGCTACTTTGGGTAGAAGGTATTCTTTGAGCACATAATATGTAGCAAGATCAGTCACATCGGATTGTCTTGCTACTATTCTGTCTGCGTTGATTGGCGGAATAGTATTGCCAGTTAAGGCTGTATTATTCGTATAACCCAAATAACTTCTCCATTTAGCACTTGCTCGAATCTTTTCATTGATTCTTGCGAATGCTTTGATAGAAAGGTCTTCTAAATATTCATCAAGAGTAGTTGGCGTCGACGGTGCGTCAGCAAAGTTAATCTCATTGGATTCGAAAACCCTTTGATCTTTGTCTTTGATATCCGCCGCATCGCAGTATGCTATTACATTACTGTTTACGTTTGTTACAAATGCCATAACTACTCCCTACCTTATGATGCCGCTACGTTTTTAACGATATTGTTACTTCTTAAGAAACGGACTCCAACTGCTTGACCAATAAGAGCATCCATTAACACTCTGTCTCCTGTCGCACTAAGTGAACCTACTGTTCCACCGTTGGCGATATGAGTTATTTGATCTACAAGTTGTAGTTCAACCGCAGGAGATATTGCTGAAAAATACATTCCAGCCGCATCTGTTGGTGCGTTTGCTGATCTTAGTTTTGCTACAGCAATACCAAAGTCTGCTAATGTGGCCTTTTGTGCTGAGGCTCCGACTGCTGTATTACCTGCTACTGCTTTGATAAAACTTTTGTCGATTTGAGCAAACCCGTTCCTCATGGTCGCTACCATAGAAGTTTGATCCAGTTTTACATCTTCCCACATTTTTAACTCCGGCTGTCTCTTAACCGCGTAAGCCATAGCCTCGGGTGAGAAAACTGGGCAAATATCTTGTGAGCCCGTGATTGTGTTAACAAGTTCTACGTTAGATCCTGTTGAACCATCTAATACTGCCGCCGTTGCCGGTGCTGTATCTGTGTTGTTTAGCATGTATTTAAACGCAGATATATCTGTGCCTTGAGCAATACTTCTTGCTAATCTTAATGAAACTGCGTTTGATACAGTTGATAGACCGCCGTCTTCTAAAGCCTCTGCTGTGACGTAAGAGAATGAACCTCTTTTGCCTACTGCTAAGTCGATAGCCGTTGGGTTAAAGTCTTGGACTGCTCCAGTTTCGCCAGCAATATCAGTCGATTCTGCGATACCACTTGCTCCTGTTGTCCATGCGTTTGTGACTGGGATTCTCATTTTGTTCCCAACCGCCCCTACTAAGTTGTAAGAGTTTGAAATAAGTTCGTTCGAAGGCATCAAGACTGAGTTGTCATAATGAGCAATAAGATCACCACTGACTTCTTCGAATAACTTATTTAATAGGTTAGCACTATTTGTTGACATAATGTCTCCTTATTTTATTATAGTTATTACGTGAGTTAAGAACTTCTTAACTCCCTTATTTTTGCGACCCTGTCTTTGACCATTTTATCTGTGATATCCGATCTCAACAACGTCTTGTTTTGTTCACGTATGTTCAAATATGCGGCTCTATACTCCGAGTCACTTGAAATGAGCGAGTCTATAACTGCGCCTGTGCTCTTGGACTTCGAACTGCTACCTGCGTCTACGTCTAACACCGATGCTCCTTTTTTAGCAAATGGTAAACCGATTTGTTTGCCAACCATTTCAACTGCTGACTTGTAATCCGGTGTTTCACCATCTGTGGTAATGTAATCATCACCATTTTTAAGTTGAAAGTCCTCGCCTTCTATAGCAAACATGTTTCTTGCTTTCATTAAATCAATGACAGCACCTTTTTGTTCACCATTCCAACTGTTTGGCATTTCATTTTGTAGTTTACTTAAATGATTAGTTAAAACAAAATCTGTTTTTACTCTGTTAAGTTCACTACGCAACTCTTCTACTGTTTGTTCACGTTTTTTAACGGCATCTCTCAAAGCATTTACATTTAGATCTGTTTGTTGGTTATCATCAATATTCGCGGTTTGGAGTTGTTCAACAACTGTCTTTACCTGCTTTAATGAATCAACATTTAGTTCTTTCAATAAACCTTGTTCAGTATCGTTCTTTGCCTTAGCGGCTATTTTGTTAGTGTCATCACGTGTGAAAACTCTAACTCCGTCTACAAACAGTTTACCATCACGGTTTTCAACTGTTGGAACACTTGAGGTTTTAACCTCGGGTGTTGTTTCAGCCTCTGTTGTGGTTGTATCCACAGCATCAGTGTCTGTTACTGGTTGGATTGTAACACCTCCAACTGGTGTATTAACGTCAGTATCTTGTGACATCTTATTTCTCCTTTATTAACGATAGAAGTTGTCGTAAATCAAAATATTATAAACCGTTGTCTGTGGTAGATGACTCTACCAATGAACTTAGTCTATTGCGTATTTTGTCTCGCATTTCTTCTACAAAACTGCCGTCTTGTGCGGCTTCCATGGCGGCTTCTATTGCTTCTGTATACTCATCATGAGTAACAAAAGGCATATAGATAACGGTTCCATCTTCATTTTCATGACTATGTGTTCCGCTACCGCCTAAACTGTTTGCCACTTTTTCTGCTTCTGCTTCTGTGGCGTATTCTTGTGGTTCAAGGTTTTGTCCCATGAACGTTGCTTGAAAATCTTGGTAAGTCTTTAATAGGCTGTCTATTTCAGCAACTTCGTGCTGTAGTGCCTTCTTACTGTATTGCCTGTTATAACTTATACTAAAGTCTGTAGGCATTTGTTGGTTTGTCCAATCAAACCATATATTGAACAGTTTTGATTCTGCGTTTTCTAAGTTTTGTGCTTTACGTCTTACAAATGCTTCTAACTTACTGTCATACTGTTCTAACTGTTCTCCGCTTCTTGCGGATTTTATAAGATCATCACTTCTAATCATGCTGATCTCTGTCATTTTTGTTATTTTTTGATCTATTAGTTCTCTTATTTCTGTTACCGCTGTTAAGGGCGGCGTTACAAACTCATACACATAGTTACTGGCTTCACCTATACCGGCTGGCACTCTAACAATGCTCCCCGGCTCAGCACCGATGGCACCATCATTTAAACTGTCTGTGCCCTCATCTACTATAAGTGTTCCGTGTGCCCCATAACTCACTACACTATAAATCTCTGCCATATCAGCATATATGCTCCTTTGGATTTGTGCTAAATCAAAGGATGGGGTTGCTCCTATACCATTGTATATTTTCATACCTTGGTAAACTGGCACCACTGGAATGTAGCCGAGTTCGTTTTCTTCTATGACTCGGTAATAACCATCTTCTGCTACCATAAGATCGCTATCTACATCGGGGACATAATCATCGTCCTCTCCTATCCAAACAGTTTCTATAGTCTCCGGCGTTATATATCTATAGACTGTTTCGGTGTCGCTTTCATGAAGTCTTATTACGATTGACTTCAGTTTTAGATCACCTCTTCCATCGTAACCGTAGTGCCAGTTTGTAACATCTAACGGTGAATGGATTTTCCATTTTGGTATATCACTGTCTAATGGCTTTATACAACTTACCCATGCCGTTCCATAAATGAACGTGAATAAGTCTAATGTTGCCATAAACTCGTTTATATTGTCTTCTTCACCATTTACATTGTCGAGAAACTCATGTATTTCTGCGTTCTCGCCAACATCTCTAACTGGTGGATTTTTGAATAGGATACTGTTATACTCTGCGGCTATAAGACGCAAGTAGTTTAAGTATGGTGTGTTCTTTAGTTTTTCGGCGTAAAAAGTGCCACCATCTACGGTGTTTTCACCTCTTTGTGCTTCTGCTTTTGTGCTTACATTTTCAACTCTTGCTTTGCTTTTCTTAACATAGCCGTTTGAATCTGTAGTATATGTGTTGATTGTTTCAGCAGGAGTATTCATATCTACAGCATAGGCTTTAAGATATTTTCCATCGCGGATTTCTACGCCCCCGTAAAATGAGTCACGGGCAAGTTGCCAATCCTCTTCGTATTTGTCGTATAGGTCGTGAACGCCTACAATGTAATCGCGGTAAGAGTCGCTCAAATGGATCTCCTGTTTTGGTTTTGTTATAACACTTATATTTATCTAAAAGTGGTATTTTATTTGCGTTATGTGATAAAAATACCGTTGACAAAGTTGCGTTCTGTAGTATAATAAATGTATATTTTAAATAAAAGGAGTTATAAAATATGAAAAACGTAGAAAAAACAACATTATGGCAATGGACAGGAGATTTTAACATACCAAGTGAAGATCTTTATATTATAGAAAAATCATTACCAAATGGTTTAGTAGCAGTAAAGTTATTGTTTACTAACAAAAAAGATCCATCTACTACAGGATATCTTAGTTTAACAGCAAAAGAGTTAGCAGAAAGATGTGAGTATGATGAATATGGTCGCCCAGTAGAACTTGATTCAAACAGATATTTTGTTGAAACTGGTTCATATTATAGAAATGGTTTAGCATTTCAAGGTTATGAAATATTCAATATGGATTTTTGGAGTAACAATCAAGCATCTATAGGCACACATTGTCTTTTAACAACAGATTACGATGCTGATTATACATATGATCAAGCAGTTAGAATAGGTAACATATATAACCAAAACGATTTCCCAACTGGTATGGAGTTATGTCCTAAAACAAATAGACTTTATCACGATAATCAAGACGGCACACTAACTTGGTGCCATTTTATGAAATATTGTTAGTGGTTGACAATATCGCAATCAATAGTATAATAAATGTATATTTTAAATAAAAGGAGTTATAAAATATGTTAGACCAATACAATAGAAATGTGTTAGATGAAGTAAAACTTGAAGAAAGAGGTGAAGCCTATGATATGGGCAGTAGAGACTGTTATTATGGTAGACCCGCAAAACCTAATGTTCATTTAGAGTTTACAGTAAATGGTATAAAAGATGAGATTATTCTCACAGAAGAACTTATGGATGATCATCAAGTAAATGATTATTATATGGGTTATGAGGCTCAGTATGCTACAAAACAGTTTAATAATGCTGACGCAACTATTAGAGCACATGAGCAGATTTGCGAAATGTTTCCTATAGAAAACACTTGACAAACATCTATAAGATGTTATACTAACTGTATATATTTAATAAAGGAGTAATATATGACAAAGAAAGAAATCAAACAATACGCAAAAGAGCATAAATGTTCTATTCGCGAAGCACAAAGACAGTTAGGTGAAACACCTACAGGTAATGTAAGTATAATGAGTGATAACACCACTAATAAAAATAGTGGAACTGTTATTTCATTAAATGGTGTCACCATTGGTGAACACTCTACATTTACCGATATCGATGATTATTACGCTCATCAAGATGAACAAAGAAGCATATCGCATAAAAACTTTTTTGGGCAGTTTGATAGCAGACTTACAGATTTTTCAAATAACTTTAAGAAAGATGAATATGATTATCAAAAACAACATGATGTATATTGGCACAAATCTATACATATAGAAGAACTAAAAGACATAAGTTTTGTCAAAACTGTAGGTGTAGATCATTTTGCTTTATCTAATCGATTAGATGCTATAAAAGATTTGTTCTTACAAGCACCTTTTGTCGATGATTGTTTTGATACCAATGTATTAAACAGTTTGATTACTGTAGAATGGATTAACAAAAAAGATAACACAGGCAAAATACAACTTTTTGTAGGCACAGATTACGAATCAGTAAAATGTAAGCCGGCTTTCGGTAGTGAAATATATTTGAGCAAAGAAGCATTCAACTGGATGATGTTGGTATGGCAGGCTCAAAATAATGGCCTTAATATGGAATGTGGTCTATTCAAAAGTATGATATCATACAGTGAAGCAGACTTGTTTGAGTTCCGTATAGACAAAAAACTACACCCAGCAATATTGAAAAATATGCCTTATCCAAGTTTAAGAGACGAAAGCAGTAACATATTAAAGGTGTTAGATTAAGGATAGAATAATGTATAGCATCAAAACACTTGACAAACTGTCAAATGATGCTATACTATACAGTATATATTTAATAAAGGAGTAATATATGAAAACGGCAACTTTTAACTACAAAGAAAATGTAAACTATAACGAGGACAGATATGCCCCCGGCCTATATAGGATACGCAACACAGAAGGCTCACCATACTATATGGTAATGGGAGAATATGTATCACCATTACAAATGAAAAGATATGTAGAAAATGCTTACAAACATCAAACACCGGAGGAAGAAAAACAGTTCGGTGTTAGTGACTTAGAAGTTACTGGCATAGAGTTTATGGGTGACAGAACAAGTATCAAAAACTATAATGAAGTAGTAGAGCAAATACTTGCTACACCATTCAACAGAAAACTGTTTGATGGTCCACAAAGTTTAGATGATTGGCAGAAGTTTCATAAAAACAGAACAAAAATAACATTAGAAGACGGTAGTAAGATTACTCTATGTTAATGTATAAGATCGTAGCAGAAAAACCTTTTAGGGTAAACACTAAGACATGGCGCAACAAACAATGCGCCATTGCTTATTGTAGAATACTACAAAGCAGATGGGCAAACGAAAAGTTTCAAATAAAAGCCATAAAAACCACAAAGAGTGATAAATAAGTATGTAACAACAAAGTTATTTGGCAACAGAGGTTATTATGACAAAGAAAAGAAAATCACAAAAACAAAGAAAACGTTATCAACGTTATGTTCAAAAAGGCACTATAAGAACCAGTGGTAAAAAAGAACATGCTACAGGTTGGCTTAATCATTATATAAGTGTAACAGATCCACTTTTAACAGCAGTTATGCCACATGAGTTAGACAGTTGGTTAGATGTAGAACATTTTGTTATACCATACACATACGACAAAAACAACAAAGATGAACTGTTTGTAAACTTTACTAAAGGCGATGCCGCATATATAGAATATTGGCTCACAAGATTGGAAAATGAAATATGCCACAAACATATACAATACGCAGGACAAATGTTTAATCACATGCTACAACCTGTTAATCATTACAGCACACATGAAGCAGTAGGAACAGCAAACAGCACACTCACAATGATAAGTGGTTTACGCATTAACTTTTTGCGTAACGGTGAAGATCCAAAGTATCTAAAAAGCCAACTTAAAATGATAGAGCATGTTTTTTGGATGAGTTGGTTTTTCCTAAAAGGTTACAACGACATACTTACAGATCAAGACATAGGATTTAAAAAAAGCAATGGTAAAGCAAATCCGCCATTGTATCCTGTTCATTTTATAGAGTATTCAAAAACTTTAGCAGATGAAACATTGTTTGAAAGTGATAACACAATAATAACATTATGAAAAAAGGTGAAAAGAAAGTAACATTACAAGACGGCACTAAGATTACTTTATTTGAACACAAATGGGGTATAAGTGCTATTGAGTTAGCCAAGTTAGAATCAGTAACCCCCGATGCTATTCACATGAGAGTTATGCGTTTTGGTAATCCTTTTCAACGTCGTAACAAAGAAACTTTTTATGAAAAAAAATATGGCAAAACAGTAATGGCCATAGCCATGGAGTTAGGTTTACATCCTATCACGGTTGCTAACAGAGAAAACAAATATGGTGATGTTTACCATGAACCCGAGGCTTTTATAGGCAAATATCAACGTGGTAAACAGACAGCACCAAAACATTGGACCGAAAGCAGAACTACAAGAAGTTTAGCCACATACTTCAAACTGGACGATTTAAAATAAAAACAATAGGAATAATAATGGATCAATACGAATATCTAAAACAAGTCACACCAAAAGAATACAAACATGGTTTAAACCCTGCTCAACAACTAACAGTTATATTAGACACAGCCACTCAGTTAGGGTTCTGCTATACTAACCATGGTAACATACGCACAGAACTGTTTATAGAAGACCCTGTGGGCATTAATAAACGTGAACCTTTCTTTGTGATATACAACAACGCGGCTCGACCTACATGTAATAATGGCCACTTTATGTTAAACAAATACATTAAAGAAGTTTGGTCGGAGGCTATAGAGTTTGAATGTGGTTTTCGCAAGCCTACCGATGCTTGGTATAAGCAACGTAATGCTGAAAGAGTTCAGTTACCAATACAACCTATTGAGATACATCAAGAAAGTATAAACACCGACGCCAGTGATCTAAATGCTGTTAAAAAAACTTTAGGTTTATGGTATAAACTAATGAACTACGACTGGGACGGTAAACTTTTAGACGGCAGTATAAAAGGGTAGTTACTCCTTTAATAGACTACCCTTTGCCGCACCTACCAGTTACTCCTACCCTACTGATCCTTTTCACTATCCCATAACACAATGTAGTCCTCGTGTATTTCACGTATACCACCATTGCTAAGATAGTTATATATTTGTTTGCCGTATTTTTGACTAAGCATATATCTTCTATATACTATACTGTTATTTTGTTTTGCTAACTGTTGTTGATATTTACTTAACAACAACCAATCTGTTTGAAACTTCATAAACATTTCTACACCTTTATGGTCACGTGGATTAGTCATCTTTTTTATCCTTGTTGCCCCATATTCTATCCCAACCGCTTTCATATGCGTCATCATTAGCACCTCTACGAGCACTACCTTTTCCGCCATGTGTTTGACCCGGCTTAGGCTTAAATCCTTCGCTGATGTCTCTTGCGGCTCTTAGTGTAGGGTCACGATTAATAATCTTTTCGTTCTTTACCCAGTTTTTATCTTTTTTATCTGTCATAACATTCTTCCTGTGCTTCTACGTGTATCTCTATATATCTCCGGCTCTGCGCCGCGGATTGGATATGTTCTCTGTATATAATAACCTAAAGCATCTGTAATATGGTCGTATCCACTGTTTTTGTCCGGCTGACGTGTGCCTTCTTTATAAGTCATTTTTATTAGGCCTTCTCGTAACTGTTTACATTTTGGTGTTATAAACAGTTGACGTTCGCCCAAGTTGTTACATAATCTTGCGTTTACACTACTTATCCTCTCTGCTACTGGCGGATTACTTTTACCAGTAACCAGTTTAAAACCGTGTTGTTGTAGTATAAGGTGATCACTCATGCCTGTGCTGTTAGTTGTTCTGCGTAAACCTGTGGCATCGGGGTATACAAATACTGGTCTGTTACCGTATCTGCGTTTTATTTCCTGTGCCATTTCGTTTGTGTTTGAACTGTATATGGTGATTTCATCTATACACCATGTGTTACCTTCTCTGTCCTCTACACACACCACAGCACTCATTGGATCTATGTTAAAATCCATACCTACATGTATTGGTGTAACATTGCTTAAATGACTGGGTGCTGGTAGCACGTTATCTTCAGTAAATGAATAATAACACACACCCATATAACTCACAAACTGGCTTAAATATTCCTGTTCAAATGTTCTTTCATCTAAGTCTCTTTTGGCGGCTTCTATTTCTGCTAACGGCACATTGCCACCTTCTAATGTGGTAAACTGCCAACTTTGCCAGTCTGTTTCACCACTTAAACTGTATAAGTCATAAAACCAGTTTCTGCCTTTAGGTGAGCCGATGAATAGTGCTGATCCCTGTGTATCACTTAGTGTAGGTCTTAATATTTGATGCCATGTTTCTTCATGAATATCAGCACACTCATCTAACACAATAAAGTTGTATTTGGCACCACGTAATGCTTCTCTGTTATCAGCACTACGAATAAAAATAACTGAACCGTTTTTAAGTCTTATGTTTAGATCGCTTTCGTTTACTTTGTCTATCCATTTAACAGCATATAGACGATTTTTAAGTTCGTCCCATATGACTTGTTTTGCTTGTCTATAAGTTGGTGCTACATACAGACACTTGGAGTTAGGAAAACGTGAAAACTTAGCAAGTTCATTTATACTTAAAAAACTTTTACCAAATCGACGTCCAGCCGCTACAACACGAAAACGACTTTCATGATCGCTTACAGTTTTTTGCGGTGGTGTCAGTTTCACTACTGAGGTTTATTGAGTTCGCTACCGTATCCAATAATAATAGTTAAGACTGTTAGAGGTGTAAACCATGGATTTAACATACCTAACATCTGTCCCCACATTAGACTTAGTCCAGTAAGACTCATTGTGTTTATATATCTTGTTTTTTCTTCCGAGAAGTTCATCTTCATATCTATATCTCCTTAAAGTTGCGTTACAGTAGTATTTATCAGTTTCTTGTGTTTTTCCACAAAATAGAGGTTGACGCAGATAAAAAAGATGTTATAGTATACATACGTTAGCAATAAAGCAAAACGTATATTAAAGGAAAGAAAAATGGCGACATTAACTTTTGACAACGAAGTCTTAAAAATCGTAAAAGAGAAGAAAACTGTTACTCATGAAGTAATAGATCAAAATAAAACTATAGACGCATTAGTAGATGCGGGATATACATACTGTATAGAAGTCGAATATAATACTGACGAACAACGTGATTTATTCGAATATAGTTTTATTCCGTTAACTAAAGAGCAAACAGCAGAATATATAGAAGATTGTGCTACTCTTAATGTAAGTCCAAATGCTGGCATTGGAGATCAAGCAATGGTCGATAGTGAGGAGTTTGCTATAGAAAAGCAAATAAAATGGATGAAAGACAATGCTTTAGCATTAGAACCTACTCTTAAAATAACAAAAGATTTGTTTCGTTTTGGCGGAGTATATACTTTAGCAGAGATGAAAGAGCAAATCAACTATATAGAAGTTGCTTAACATATTCTATAACTATAAAGCACACTCTTTAGTGTGCTTTTTTTTGACCGATAGCGAGGTTGACGCAGATAAAAAATGTAGTATACTATATGTATATTTTAAATAAAGGAGTTAATAAAATATGGAAAAAATGACAAATGAAGAATATAAAGAATATAAGGCAAATAGAGCATCTATATCCGATATAAAAAGAGAAATACTCACAACTATCGATATATTAGAAAAAAATGGATGGCGCAAAAAGAAATATAGTAAACCGCAGTTACATGCGTTGCTTACATATCAAAATAAACTCGCCGGGGTTACATTATGTAGGGTGAAGTGTGCGATATTGGAGATGGAAGCCGAAAATGTTATACACATACAAAGATATGAAAATGCGACAAACCCAAAAGTTAGACGCAAAATGAAATATTTTACAATAATCTAAGGTTGACACAGATTAAAAGTATAGTATACTATATGTATATTTTAAATAAAGGAGATAAAATATGTTTATATTAAATGTTAAAGGATGGGGAGACAGAGAAGATCAATACTATCCAGTAAGTAAAGGCGACAACATAGAGCAACTGAAAGCAGATAGTTTTGCTCACTTCGATATGGAGATCGATTATTATATTACTGATCCAAAAGTTATAGTAGAAGAAGATGGCAAACAATGGATTGCCGAAGAAGTAATAGAAGAGGGCATAGTTAACGAAGGAGTGTTTGCTTAAAAAGTTATAGACCAAGGGCCTCATTCTTCCGTGTAGGTCTGTTAATGAGAGTTTGATCCACTCGAGAAGTCAAAAACGGATCATTGTATTAAGAAGGCGCTTTTGTAGACATTAGGCGCCTTCCTCCTTTTATGACTTTAAGTTCTTATCTACCCAACTGCTAATCCCCGGATATCCCCACAATGCCATTGCTAATATAACGCCACCGTCTTTGATAGTCTTACCTTGTGACCTTGCTTTTTGATAGTTGGGTTTGTGTCTTGCTATAAAACTCTTAATGCGTTTTAGTGTTTCCTGTGATAGGTTCTCACCTTTTGCTAACTGATTTGCTCTTGCTAAGCCGACAGATGTGCCGGCTTGTTTGCTTTTGGGTAGTGTCTTACGAACTTCTAAGGCTCTACGTGCTGTTTGACGCACGTTTGCTGGTGCTACTGGCATTATACAATAATACCTATAACAAAACCTGCTATAACACCTGCTAAAGCATAGTAATACGCCATATGACGCTCACTGAGTTCGAATCTGTCTTTTATAGTGTAATACACTTGTTTATTCTTCCATTTCATTTGTTGTCTCCTCATTCCATGGTAATACGTCACTGTCCGATCCTTTTACTGGAGAATCAGTCATGTCCAGCCATTGCTTCGAGAGCCAAATCATCATGACTCTGTCACCATTGAGTGCTGTTTCCAACATTTTTTGACGTAGTTTTTGTTTCGTTTTCTGTCGTGCTTTTGTGTATAAGTCGCGAAAGTTGTCTCGGAGTGTGCTCTCCGGCACTGAATAATACTCGCTAAAGTCTTTCCATGTTGAGAACAAGCATGCCATTTGATAGAACTCTTGCTCGGGGATGACTGTTTTTGCTCTGCCTACTATTCTGCCTGTGACTGTTTTTTCGCCGTATTTTATTTTAGTAACTTGATATGGCTTATGCTGTTCGGCATATTCTGTCAAGTTGTCTGTGGGTTTTTCATGTTCATTTGACATAGATGTCTCCTGTAATCAGTTTAAACTGTATGCTTGTATATTTATCCTATTTGACTGTTTTTAAACTCTGTATACGCCATCCTGCGGCTGTTTTGGTGTATAGTTTACGTTTAGTGCCACATAATACACGTTTGTCTTCTATGATAACATATGGACGTTGTTCCATGGGTTTTGTTTCCAATAACCACTTTAATGTGGCATTTTGTTGTCTGCTAAAAGGTTCTGTTAAACTTCTTGCCCAATGTTGATGTTGCTCTGCTATACCACTTGTGCTGAAACGAGGTATACTGGGTATGTATTTTTCATTACTCATAGTTACTCCTACAGTATCTATTTACACTCCACAGCAGGATTATAGTGTTTTATGTGGTATCATATACTTATTATTAATGTGCGAACTACGTTCACACAAAACAAACAGCAAACACTCGTTAACACTCGTGTAGTTGCTTGTTTGTTTGTTCTCTCGAACCTTATTAGAACTTATTATGTAGATATTTCAGTCATGAAAACACTATTGAAGTGTCTTCCTGCTGTCTCATTATGTGAGTATCACAGCCTGTTCAAACAATAGGTATTTTATTTTTATACATACTACGCAATGGACTTTGACCTTTTCCAACCTACATCAACAACACATTATAAATGTGCCTTATAATCTCGTGTAACTATTATAAGTGTTTATGCGTATGCGTATGTTTGCGACATAACAGAAAGATGTCTTACATTACTACATTGAGCAGGAGTGTGCTTGTAGTTTTGTTTCTCATGTGTAGTTACCGAAATCACTACTTTTGCCATGGTCCTTATATCCGACGGACAAGTCTTATGTTCTGTTTGTTTTAGGGTTCTGTGTTATGCCATGTATGCCTTAATCAAAAAGTATTTATACAAATGACGTCAAATGTTACAGTTTTTTTAGTTTTTGCCCGTTGACAGTTTTGCGATCTGTAGTATAATAGTTGTATGTTTAGCAATAAAGCAAAGACATATTTAAAGGAAAATAAAATGGCAACATTTGAAAACGACAGTAAAGTCTCAAAAATCAATGGAAAGGAGATTCTTGTTTCTACGAGTAATGAGACTCAAAATCTAACTGCTGAGGAATGGAGTGAAAGAGGTTTTTCAACAGAACCTATGATCGATATTGATCAGTTATGTAAAGATAATAATATCAATAAAGGTATTATACCTTTAACTGAAGAGGCAGACGTATGTGAGTTTGACATATATGAGTTTGATAATCTAAGTAGTAGTGTATATGAGTATATACCTGTAACTGATGAACAGGCTAAGGAATATTTTACACTTGAAGAAGACGCCGTAGAAAGTGATACTACTGCTAAATGGAAAAAAGTAGATGAATGGTTAGAATCTACTATGTATAAAAATGCTGTAGCATTTGGTATGGCTAAAGAGGGTCAACTTATAACACCATGTTATAAAGATTATCCTTTAACATTAGTTCCACTAAAAACAGTATTTGAATAAACGTAACCTCTCTGCGTTAGGCGTCGCAAGGCGCCTTTTTTTATGGGTAAAGTTTGCTGTTAGCAGTTAATGGCTACATTATGATGTTAATACTAAGTATTAGGATCTTCTACCAACAGCAAAGGGGTGTAGCAAAACTTTATGAACGAATCTATAACCGGTTGATTAGTGGATTCTCGTTTGGCAACTTTATCATTATGATCCAAGTATGTGATTAGGCATAACTTAGTGGAATGAGTTTTGCTACAGTAAGTATTTATCTATTATAAGTGATTTATCACTTTATAATGGGCAGTCAGCAAAAAACACACCGAAGTGTGCTTTTCACTTTTTTAGGAAAATCTACTATGCCACTTAAAGTGTCATGTAAATAAAATGGCACATTATTTGAACTTTGGTCAGTTCCTTTATGTGCTGTAACTGGTTCTCTTTCATCGTCGGAGACCAATCGTCAGTTGTTAGTGAAGTATGCTCGATAAAACATACTATACCAGTTACATTATATATTTATCTGTTTTTGTGTTTTTTGCGGATTTATGTGAACATTAGACTTGCGAATAATGTTACAAATGTGGTAAACGTAAGTGCCATTATCATCCATATTCTGTTATCCAGTCTGTCTAATCTGTCAGTGAAAAATGTTCTGTTTTCTTTTACTGCTTTGCCAAGTTCTGTTACACGAGCATGAAGTTGTTTGTGTTCTTTACAGTTGTGATCAATAAACGTTTTAAGTTCATCATGGACTTGTTTTGTGGTGATTCTACTCATTTTATTCTTCAAAATCAGTAATGGCTTTTTCTATATCTGCTTCTGTTTTTAATGTGTCATCACATATTTTGTCAAACATACTGTTAAAGTAGTGTTGGCCACTGTGATTATCTGTCAAATACTGTAATAGTTCTGCGTTAATCGTCATTGTGTTCTCCGAATAGTTTTTCTCTTAGGTCATTTAAAACCTTTTTGTCTTGTTGTATTATAACTGGCACATCGGTGCTGTTACCGTCTCCGCTGTCTGCTTTTGGATGACTCCATAGAAACTCACTGTTAGGTCTGTATGCGTTCATCTCTGTAACTCTTTTATCAAGTTCTTTAGGTGTAGCATTGTTAAAAACATAAACAAATGCTTCGTAATCTGTGCTGTCAAAAGTGCCGCTGATAGTTTTCATTGTTTTATGTGGTGATTTCCACACTAATATTTTATCATTCATAAAAGCCTTGTAACTCCATGGGCAAACACTCTGTATACGAGCATAATAATCTGCCCAATCAACCTCTTTTACGTCCACCTTTCTTTTTCTTCTTCTTTTTCATATATGGATTTGCTTTCGCTGTTCCTCTGCTTCTTTTTGGCATATTTTTCTCCTTATGCGTAACTTCTTACTAATATTTTTACAACACCGCTACCGCCATTGTAACCTGCGCCGCCACCGCTACCTGTGACACTTTGCCCTTCGCCGGCGTTTTGTGATGTTCCGTTTACAAAGTTGCCTCTGCCGTAACCTCCGCCACCTTGGCCGCCACTACCGCCACTACCACTTGATGTAGATTGGTTATCACCACCCCCGCCACCACCGGCATAGTAGTTACCATCTACCCATTGTAGACCATCTCCGCCGTTAGCACCACTGGCTGAAGCACCTGCGCCACCACCGCCTCCACCGAGACTGTTTACTACAGCATTTGTGCCGCTGTTTCCTTTTCCGTTAGTATTACTTATGTTTGATGAAGCGCCTGTGGTAACTCTATTGGAATAGGCCATGCCTCCTCCACCACTACCGCCTTGAAGTCCTGCGCCGCCGCCACCGCCTTTAACAGTTAAACTGCCTACTACAGT